CAACTCACAAATTTATTAGGCAGACTTGAATACCTTATAAAAGAGACCGATGGAACATCCATTGCTATTGAATCGATTAAAACATCATTTAATGGCGCAGTGATAGTATTTCAAACGATTGCAATAGTCGCCTCTAATGTCGGTTTTGTATTGCAAGCAATGAACAGGGAAATAGAAACTATTGCTGCGCAAGTGTCTGCACTTGGGAGATTAGACTTAAATGGATTTACTGCAATCAGTGATGCCGTAAAAGCTGATGGAGTAAGAGCAAGGGCAGAGCTTGATAAATTTGAAGCTGCCGTAATGGGTACTGCTTCTGGTGCTGTGTCGTCTGTGGCTTCTGCGGCTGCTGGTGGTGGCCGTGGGTTTGTTAACCCTCAGTCAAAAAAGCCAAAACTTAGTTTTGATGGTGCCGTTAAAACGTCTAAGTCTGGTTCGGGAGATAAAGGAAAATCTCAGCTAGACAGTGATTTAAAAGACATCAAAAATCAGCAAGACGAACTGATTGCTATTTATGCAAATGGTCAAAAAATGGTCGAGGCATTGCACAGTGCTGGCCTGGTGGAAGATGAATATTTTTACACTGCAAAGAGACATTTTTTAGAGCTAAACACAACTGCTCAAGAAGATGCATTTAAAAAGGAAATTGAAAGACTCCAAAAGGAAAAGGTTTCGGGTAAAGACAAAATAGAAAATGAACAGAAAATAGCAGACATCCAAGAAAAGATATTTAAGTTACGCGAAGATGCTGCGACAAATCTTGAAATTCTGTCGATCCAAGAGAATGCCAATCTTGAGAAGGTGGCAAAGTCTTATCGTGATGCAGAGGAGGCAGCACAGGATTACCTAGACACTCTTAAAAATGGCCAGGATAGAGAGCTAGCAGGAATGGGGGCTGGTAATGAGGAGCGCTCCCGTAGATCGGGTAGGTCGTCGATTGAAGACCGTTATAGCGGAAAACGGCAAGACCTAGAGAAATCAAAGAGTGATGCGGAATTATCCGGGACATTTGGAGACTCTGCACAGAAAAAATATGACGAAGAACTCAACAGAATAAATACGTTTGAACAAGCTGCGTTAAACAGTTACGATGACTACTATCAAAAATTGGCAGAAATGCGTAATGATTGGTCTGTAGGAGCCAGCGAAGCTATGAAAAACTACATGTCCCAATCGGCTGACATTGCATCCCAATCACAAAAGGTGTTTGAAAATGCCTTTAGCGGAATGGAAGATGCTATGGTTAATTTTGTCATGACCGGAAAAATGGATTTTAGAAGTTTGGCAGAGAGCATCATATCGGACATCGTTAGGATAATTATCAAACAGCAGATTAGCAATATGCTAGGAGTTGTCACGGGTGGTGGTAGCGGTGGAGGTGGTGGAGGTGGTGGGTTTTTTACATCACTTATCACCAGTGCGTTCGGAGGCGGGAAGGCATCCGGAGGACCTGTACAGCCTGGAGTCCTTTATCGGGTGAATGAGAACAGGCCAGAGTTATTGACCGTGGCCGGTAAGCAGTATTTGATGATGGGGAATCAAAGTGGTACAATAGACCCAAATCCAAAAACTGGCGGTGGCAACACATTGCACCAGACCGTAAACTTTATCAACAGCGCACCAATCGACAGACGCACCCAAGCGCAGATCAGCGCAACGACTTATAGCGCTGCCGCAAAAGCTGCAAACAGAATGAAATAAATGAGCATAACAATCTACAACGATGTAATAATGCCAAATACCGTAATCTCTGCGGGTATTGCTGGTAAGCAAGTACGAAACAATACTCGCACAGAATCATTAAATGGTTCTGCCATCATAAATATCAATTGGACAAAGACGCTTCGCCAGTATGAGCTTGGAATCGTTCCAATGAGGATTGACCAATGGCAGGCAATCGAAGGGCTACACGAAGTCACGGATGGTGGAGCATATGGGTTTTTAATGGAGGACCCAAAGGATGGCACTGTTGACGACGCTCACGGTATGGCAAGCCTTATATCTGCTGGTTCTCACACTTACCAATTGTTCAAGAGATACACTTCAATCGGATCATCGAGATACAAAGACAGAAATATCACAAGGCCCAAAGCCAGCACGTTCAAACTTTACATTTCTGGGGTTCCATCAACATCATACACGCTTAACGCTGATACTGGAGTAATAACCATTGCAAGTGACCCATCAGCAAATACAATAAGCTGGTCTGGTAGTTTTTACGTACCCGTGCATTTTGAGAATGATTCGATTGACTGGGAATTGGTCGTAGCAGGGCAACAAGATACAAGATTTTTAGCAGGCCCGAGCGTTGTGTTGATGGAGGTCAGGGAATGAAGACCGGAATCAGCGCAAATCTACTGGCTCACATGGCCGGTGGAACAACAACTTTGTGCACTTGCTGGAGGGTTGAGTTAACAGATGGTGCAATCTATAGATTCACAGATCATGACTCTAAAATAACAATCCCGGATGATGGTGATTATGAGCCTAACAGCGGATTTGTTGCGTCCAACATCGACACAAAAACAAAACTGTCTGTTGAAAATCTTGAGGCAAGCGGATTTTTAAGTAGCGACATCATCAAAGAGATTGATTTGATGAGCGGCAGATGGGATTTTGCAAGGGTAGAAATTTTCAGGGTTAATTGGAATAGCATTGCAGACGGCAAAGACGTTTTGACAAGCGGGAGAATTGGGAGAATTGCCCAGGACAAGAATACTTTCAAGGCAGAGATTAGAGGATTGTCAAATGCCTATAGCCAAGTCCTTGGGAAAATTTATCAGCCATCTTGCAGAGCATCACTTGGGGACAATAAGTGTAAAGTTGACATGTCTGCGTTTACTGTATTTGGGGAATTGACAGACGTATCCGAAGACAATCTAACGCTTACTGATTCCAATAGAATTGAACCTGATCAGTATTTTTCCGGCGGTTTGATCACGATGACCTCAGGCGATAGCATCGGCCTTTCTGCCGAAGTACGTTCTTACTCCTCCGGCGTAATTTCCTTGCAAATCCAATTGCCCAGAGGCTCAAAGATTGGAGACGGTTATACTATGAAGGCGGGATGTTACAAGAGGTTTAACGAAGACTGCGTAGCAAGATTTCACAATGGCATAAATTTCCGTGGTGAGCCGCACTTGCCAGGGTACGATAGATTAATGCTTACTGGCGATAGATAATGGCTACAAGAGACGATATATTAAAAGAGGCTAGAGAGTGGCTAGGCACTCGCTGGATGCACCAGCAGTCGATTAAAGGTGCTGCGTGTGACTGTATTGGTCTAGTTCGCGGGGTAGGTTCTAGTCTTGGACTATTGCCTAAAAATTACCTGTCTATGGCGGCTAGATTCCAAGGATATGGAAGACGGCCAGATGGTCGTTTGCTCTCTGTTCTTGACATGTTTTTGGACAAGGTGGAAGTTAATTTGCCTGGTGATGTTTTCCTGATGGAGTTTGATAAAAATCCGCAACATGTTGGATTTTTCACAGATACCGGAATAATTCATGCCCATGTAATGTGTAAAAAAGTTGTAGAGCATCGGATAGATAAGGTTTGGCAGGATAGAATAATCGGAATTTACAGATTTAGAGGGATTCAATAATGGCCGCTTTTGCTTACTCAATGGCAGTATCTATTGCTGCGTCACTTGTTGTAAGCGCACTATTCCCTCCACCAGACCAAGAAGGACCAAAACTTGAGGACTTGAGATTACAAGACAGTTCCTATGGCGCTGTAATTTCTAGGCTTTGGGGCACTTGTAGAGTGGCAGGAAATGTGATTTGGGCAACTGATTTGGTGGAGCACTCACACGAAGAAGATGCTGGGGGTAAGGGTGGTGGAGCGAGTTATACCACTTACACCTACACATGCTCTTTTGCTGTGGCAATTTGTGATAATTTCTATGATGATGAATCGCATGAATTTCTGGTAAAAAGAATATGGGCAGATAATAAATTAATATATGATATTGCAAATTCAGAACAAGGGTTCACAGCAACAAATTTAGAAATATATTCTGGGTCAGAGACTCAAGATGTTGACCCCACAATTCAATCATATAATCCAGACACGCCAGCATATAGGGGATTGTGCTATTGTGTTTTTACAGATTTGGATTTGACAAAATACGGCAATAGAATACCGAATTTGACATTTGAAGTCGAATCACTTATCGGTGAACAACCGAATAATGATTTGATAGATATAATAATGGATTTATCCATAGCTTCTGGAGTTGGAGATTATATTGATACATCAAATATATCAGGAGAAGGTGAAGAATATAGAGGAATTGTTCCCGGATTTGTTTTATCAAGACAGGGTGACGCAAGGTCGGCAATTGAATACTTAATGAGTGCTTTTTTATTTGATTCAGTCGAGTCTGAAGGAAAAATAAAATTTGTCAGAAGGGACCAGGATTCAGTTGTTGACATACCAATAGAAGATTTGGCAGTACACGACCATGGATCAGATGTACCAAGAAGCTTAGAATTTTCCAGGTCTGATGAAGTTGAATTGCCAAACAATATAAATATTAAATATATTAATCCAGCATGTGATTATCAAATAAGCACGCAAAATTCAAAAAGGTTAACTGGTAGATCACTTGGTGAATTGACTTACGATCTTCCTGTGGTAATGGAAGATGCGAATGTAAAGAAAGTAGTTGACTACATTTTGTACTCCATGTGGGCTGGCCGTACTACTGCAAAGTTTAAGACATCGTTAAAATATGCAAAGTATGAACCTACTGATATTGTAACAATTGATGGGAATGTGATAAGGATTACGTCACGCTCTACCAATGGTAATATCTTGGAGTTTGACGGACAGATGGAAAATGGAATTACAGTTTCATCTACTTCCGTAGCTGGTAGCGGTAATCCAACTACCCAGGAAATTGTGGTATATGGCGCTACTAGAATGGAGATTCTTGATATTCCAATTTTGAGGGACGATGACGACAATGCGGGATTTTACATTTCTGCTGGTGGATATACTGATGGGTGGCCTGGATGCGTTGTACTAAAAAGCCTTGATGGTGGCCAGAGTTTTGCGCAGGTGGAGACAATAATTTCTCCATCTATTATTGGTGTTTCAAATAATTCTCTTGGAGATTTCCAAGCCAACATTTTTGATAATGTTAATTCGGTCATAGTCGAACTAGATAGCGGTGAACTATATTCATCAAGTGAACTGATGATTTTGAACGGTGGTAATGGCGCATTGCTTGGCGATGAAATAATCCAATACAAGACAGCGACATTAATTGATTATCCTAGGGTTTATAAATTATCCGGGCTTCTGAGGGGAAGAAAAGGAACCCCTACAAACACTCATACAACTGGAGAAAGATTTGTAACGCTTAGTTCTGCTGCATTGCGAAGGGCTGCGCCAAATTCTGCCGAGATTGGGCTAGAGCGGGTTTACAAATCTATCACTTTGGGTGGCCTGTTTAGTAGTGGGGTTGATCAACCTTTCACCAATCAAGCCAAGGGATTGGAGTGTCTTAGCCCTGTGCACCTTGGGGGTGGCCGTGATCCATCTGGTAATCTTACGATTACATGGGTGCGTAGGACTCGCG